GGGTTATTTATTGTGATGTGGCTGGGAACGGGTCCCAGGATTGTGAGATATGAAGGCTCACTTTGGTCATCAAACCGACACGTGCAGATGGTAAAACGCGTGTGTGGGATGACCGTGAAGAACCCTCAACATCATCCATTGGACAGCTACTCCAGAAATGGAAACAGGGCCATGGAGTTTGGCATGGAATCGTGCGATGGTTGGAGCACGATTCAGCAGAGTGGAATCTCTGGTTAACTCTTTCCCCGGTGTCGGAACACAAACCCCCCCATTTCCCATTAACCACTACCATGACCACAACATTCCGAGACACCACACCAAAGACCAGCTCGTCCCGCTGGTCCCATATCAAGATGCGCAAGTATAAAGCATTGATTAAGAGTAAAATGTTGCGGTGGTTATTCTGCGTAGATGACACACTGTTAGATGAAATTCAGCAAGAGTCTGAGTTACGTGATGATATTAGAGATGCAATGTGCCAACATACTGAAGGGACAGGCACTGCTGCAATTACAAATTGCTTAAAGGAAATTTATAATGAAACTGGGCATGATATGTTCACCGCAAACCGTACTGTAGAGATGGTTTACGCTGATTCGTCATCTCCAGTTGAGTTGGACGCCAAATTGGGGGAATTGGGTCTAACGGACAACTATGGACTTGCGCCCCGTGACAAGGTCGTCGTTGTACCAAAATTTGCTGCCGCTATGGTGTTGTGTTTGCGCGCAAAATTCGGTAACCTTAACCTCACTGAAGCAAACCGTTTATTGATTGAACGGGAGTATTTGCGCGTTTGTCGCGAGAGCACAGTGAGGAATTGCGATATAGTTGTACACCAACAGTGTGTAATGAACGCTTTTTTCACGGAGGGCGTTCATGAAGAGTTATGCACTGTTAGGGCACGCTTGCCACGCTGGTTGCGTGAAGCCTTCGGATCTGTTCCGAAGGTGCAACCATGCGTGTGCTGAGGGTGCCCGCGTACGGTATATGGATCCAACACTACAGTTGACAATGACTTGGTTAAACGAGTTGCTGTAGATAAGGTTGGTAAGTTGTGCATATACCGGAACGGGTGTGACATCAAACCCCGAAAGTACACCATCGTACAAGGGTTTGTCCCAGATCACAACCTGGGAGTTTACAACAATGGTGTGGATGCGATAGCACGTGCGTTAACGGAACGATATTTCTTTTGTAAGGACAAAAATGGTCCCGGGTTCCGAAACATTATAGCACCGATACCGCATGCATTTAACAAACAATACTTTCGAGAGTTCCGGAGGTTGGTTGACGTTAACATGCCTAACTTGCCACGTTTGAGCCGCCAACAAGTAGTTGACCGCTATACCGGCAGTAAACGGCGTGTTTATGAAGAAGCTTACCAATCCCTGTGCCGTGAATCTCTGAGTAGGAAAGATTCGAAGCTCCATATGTTTGTTAAATTTGAGAAACAAGATTTAGGCAAAGCGCCACGTGGGATAAACCCACGTGATCCCAGGTTCAATCTTGAACTTGGTCGATACCTCAAACATGCCGAAAAACCATTCTTTAAAGCCATTAACAAGGCATTTCAATCAGTGACTAACCACACGGTAATCAAAGGGTTGAATGCTGATGAGTCTGCGCGTGTACTCCACCAGAAATGGTTACGCTTCAATGAACCAGTAGCCATCGGATTGGATGCTGAGAAATTTGATGCGCATGTGAGTGTGCAGGCCCTCCAGTTTGAGCATTCCTTTTACACTGACCAGTACCCTGGAGATAGTCAGTTAAAACGTATGCTGTTGTGGCAGTTGAGGAATGGTGGAACCGCATATGCTGCAGATGGGAAAGTGAAATTTTCCATCGCGGGTACGCGTTCTAGTGGTGATTTAAATACATCGCTGGGCAACTGTTTGATAATGTGTGGCAGCATCTATGCATATGCTCGACAGAGGGGCGTCACAATTGAGTTAGCCAATAATGGTGATGATTGTGTCGTCATGTGCGAGCGTAGTGAGCAATCTAAGTTCCTTGCTGGGTTGGAGGGATGGTTCAGGCACCGTGGATTTTCCATGGTTGCAGAAGAACCAGTGTATGAGTTTGAACGGATTGAGTTCTGTCAAACTAAACCAATTCTAACCTCTGCCGGTTGGCGCATGGTGCGCAATCACGCGGCAGTATTCAAAAAGGATCCTATGTGCTTAGTGAGTATATCAAATGATAAAACATTTCGTAAATGGCTATATGCTGTTGGTGAATGTGGTTCAATACTCACTTCTGGTGTACCAGTTCAGAGCGCATTTTATGCTAGTTTCAAACGTCATGGGTTGAAATGTAGCGATGCTTTCGTGGACCACACATATAAAGGTACTAGTATGTGTTCAAGAATCTCGGGCTTGGACAACGCTGAAATCACTGCAGAAGCAAGGGTTTCATACTACTATGCCTTCGGCGTTCTGCCAGACGAGCAAGTTTGCATTGAGGATGGGTTGGCGAGCAGTGTAATCGGTGAATGGGATTCTAGTCCTATCACACGTGACTCTATCGTGTTAAATCCAGGGATAAAATTATTACAGTAATTAATAACTAGTCCAAATGAATCGTCAACTACGCAATGCAAAGAAGAATAGAGTGTCTTTGGGCCGATCAAGGTCTCGAAGACAGCGACAACAACCAAAACAACAAGCAACCGAGGATATCGGTTTTATTGGAAAAGCCTTACGAGGATTGGGTAGTCTTGGAGGGTCTGCGCTTGGTGGACTTATTGGTCAACCAAATGCAGGAGCCAGCATCGGATCCGGAATTGGAGCATCTTTGTCCAAGTGGCTTGGTGCTGGGGACTATCAAGTCTCCAAGAATTCCATCATGCGTGCGGGACAAGTCGTACCTGACATGCACAAGAACAACC